TGATGCTAATGTTAGAAAAATTGGAACGTATCTAAGAATTTCAGATGAAATGCTACACGATACGCCACAAATTTCTAGCTATTTATCAGCTAGGGTACCAGCTAAATTAATGGAAGTTGAGGATGACCAAATTTTAGGCGGTAATGGTTCAGCTCCAAATTTAAATGGTTTCTATAACTCAGGTACAAACTTTGATGTATCAGCTAGTGGTAAATTTTACGAATCAGTAACTGCGGCTAATGAATTTGATGTACTTGTTGCGGCTATTAATCAACTAGAAATTAATAACTACAAAGCAGATTATATTTTACTTAACCCAACTGATTTTCACAAAATCCTATTATTAAAAGATACTACTAATAACTATCTTAAGGACCAAGTGTATCAAGGGTTACAACCTAATTTTTTAGGTGTGCCAATCGCTGTAAATAACGAAGTTAACCCAGGAACATTCCTAGTTGGTAACTTTGGTCAAGCGGCTCAATTATGGGTTAGAGATAACGTATCTGTTGAGTTCTTTACAGAGGATGGAACTAACGTAAGAGATGGTTTTGTTACTGTTAGAGTAATGGAAAGAGTTGCACTTGCAACATACTTACCAAAAGCTATTATTGATGGTACATTTAGTACTGCAAAAGCGGCTATAACTCCATAATAATAACTATTATTATAGTAAAAGAGGGGTATTTATTACCCCTTTTTTTATGGGGTAAACTGAAATAATAATAAAATAAATGCAAAATAAATTTTGTAATTAAAAAAAAACTTTTATATTTGTCATGTAATTAGTTAATAATTATTACGTTCATTTAAAAGGTGGTTAGTACAAGTTAGGGGTGAATGCCCTACAAAGGCGGTGCAAGTCCGCCCACCTTTTCAAATTAAGTTCATTGAAATAAAAAAAACTGAAAGCATTGATAAATGTATATTGGTAGAGTACACGAAATAACTACCTACATTGAGAATGTTTTTTAAAGAGTATGAGAGTGTATTGGTTGAGTATATGAAATAACAACCCACCAGTAAAAAATTTAAAATAGGTATTTTTTTAAAATAAATGCAAAAAAAATTTTATAATTAAAAAAATATTTGTATATTAGCAGTATGAAATTATTAAAACAAATACAAAACGACTGGATGATTAGAAAAGTTTATTTAATAGGTGAATCAAAATCTACTTATTCACATAAAATTAAAATAAATCAAACTTTAATAAATAATGGTAATAATATATTATCAACTAAGAAATATCAAGCTAATGTTTCTTATGACTTAGATGGTGCTGTAATAATTAATAAAGCACTAAAACCATATTTTTCAACAAGTGAATTTATAAAATCTTAATTATGTATAAAAAGTTTTTAAAACAAGACCCTAACAACTGGAAGTGGTTAATTGCCATTCATGTAGTTGTTTACACAATATGTTTATTCTTAATGTTAGATATATAATTATGGCAAAACAACTAGAAAATATTAGGCAAGATATAATAAGCGATTCATCATATTACTCAAATATATGGGTTACAATAGATTTTTTAATTAAGGCAATTAATGAAAATAAACTAAAAAATGCAAAGTCATTAGTAAATGATTTGCAAAATGATGTTGTTTCATTAGCTTATAATAATAAAAAAGTACAAAGAAAATTAATTAATCTTATAGATAAAAAATAGTTATGGCAAACAGAAATAAATTTTTACACAATTTAAATAAAGCTAAAAGGCAAAGAAAAAATGAAAGGGATGTATTTAATAATTTATTTAAAAACTACTCAAAAGGTTTAATTAAAATAACTAAGGATAATGAGCAAACCTAATTTAAAGCACTTTTTAGCGTTTATAATGTTCTTTTTGAGTGTTAGGGTGGTGTTGCTATCAAGTGACTTTTTAACAGCCACAATACTATGTGTTTTTGGCGTTTCAATATTGACAAATGAGCAGTAAAAAAATGATACATATTGATGACATGATACAAGGTTCCATTGAACGTAAAACATGGGATAATTTGCCGCCTATAAAAAAAATAAGGATATATAAATTAGCTAACGATATTCATAAAATAGTACATTCCGAGGATAAATTTTTGTAATTGTTGTTTTGTTTGAAATCTTGGAATGTTAAAAAGCCAGTTATTAATTTAGCTGGTTTTTTTTATATATTCTTTTTTATGAACCATAACCAAAAGGGTTGTTTTGCGGAATGTCATTTTGCGGCAATTGCCATTCAACATGGTTACAATGTATCAACTCCGCTTATAGGTTCAAGTTATTATGATTGTATTCTTGAAAAGGATGGCATAATGTTTAAAATACAAATCAAATATTTAGGCAAAGATAGGCGAAGGCATAAAAACAGTATTCAAATTACATTAAGGCGTACTGGTTTGCCATCTTATGAAAAAAAATTTGTTGATTTCTTTGCTTTGTGGGATGAGGGTAATAATGGTTTTTTTATAATTCCAAACTTAGGCCAATCTTGTTTAAAAATAAATATCAATGGAAAGTATAAAGAAAATTTTAATAACTTTGCATTGATTTCATAAATAAGTTTGATGTGCCATTAGATTAAAAACCTAGTGGCACTTTTTTTTTATCTTTACATAAAATTAATATCATGAAAATAAAACTTTTAATACCAATTAGTAAAGAGGGTCGTAATTACAATGAGGGTGATATAATTGAAATTAACGAACTTAATTCAAGTAAATGGATTTCTAAAGGATGGGGTGAAGCTATTGTTAAAAAAGAAGCTAAGCCAAAAAAAGAAACTAAAGAACTAAAATTAAAATCTAAAGAAACCAAAAATGAGGCAAGTAAAGATTAATTCAACTACTGGGTCGGAAATTGTTACATCCGCTGATTTAAAACTATTTGCAAAAATAGATACAACAGCTGATGATGCGATTATTGCAAGGCAAATAACTCAAGCTAGGATATGGTGTGAGAATTATATTTCAAGGGATATTGTTGCAAAAAATAGAAGTTATTATTTAGATGAAACCAGCGGCACATTTACAATACCATTTGGGCCAGTTGCAACAATATCTAGTATTCATGCTGATGGTGTTGCATTAACACATACAAATGTTGGTTTAGACAAAGAAACTATTGAGCTGGATAATGGTTATGCTAAAAAAGTAACTGTTGTATATATTACTGATGGTCTTAATGATTCTTTATTACAACAAGCTATATTGCAACTAGCCACAACATATTATGAAAATAGAGTTGATTTTAATTCTGGTGATGAAAACAATGCATCTGATTTAATACCAACCGATACAAGGGATATTTTAAATTCGTATAAAGCAATGTTTTTATAATGAATATAGGTAAACTAAATACTAGAATACAGATAAAAAAATTAACTAATGTATCTGATAATTTTGGCGGTTGGACCAATACTGTTACTAATTATATTGATATTTGGGCTAAGTACAAACAAGTCAAAGGATTAAGAACATCAACAGATGGCCAAAGACAAACCAGGACTGAGGTTGAATTAATATGCCGAGCTGATACAATAGATTTTATTGATGCTAATATTGGTGGTCAAGAGTGGTTTTTTCAAGTAGATGGCGTTGATGAGGATTACAGAATAAATGATATTTACGAAAGTGAATATAAAAATTATACAAAAATAATAGGAATTAAAATTGAATAATGGCAAAAGCTGGTGTTAAAATAAATAGGAGTGATTTAGTTTTGCTAAATAAAAAGTTAAAAAAACTTAAAAAAATTAGCGACCAAAAACTAAGTAGTCAAATAGGTTATACAGCCGCTAACATAGTATCAAAAGCTGTAAAAAAAGTTCCTGTTGATACTGGTAATTTAAAACAATCAATTAGTTTTGGTTCACAAAAGAATCAAGCGTATGTTGAAGCGACTGCAAAATATGCACCTTATATTGAGTTTGGTACTGGTGGTGCCATAAATACTAATGATGCTGAGGAACTAGGTATAAGTGCATCAATGATAAAAGCTATGTTTAGTGGCCAAGGTAAAAGAGAGGTTACAATGAAGCCACAACCATATTTTTTTAATTCAGTTAGAGAGGGTTTTTATGAATTATTACAAAAATTAGAACAAGAGCTAAAAAAAGCAACAAAATAATGAAAGACCCTATAAAATTTATAAGACAAAAAATAATTACAACTTGCGGTGGTAATATAAGTTATAATGGTGCAAATGTGCCATTTTATAACAGAGTACCTAATAATGTATCATTCCCTTATGTGAGAGTTTATGGTTTATCAACAAATGCAATTGATGATAACCAATCAAAATATAATGTTGAATGTATTACTAGAATTGAGGTTGTTACTAGATTTCAGAGTACAACTGGTGGTGATTTACAAGCTAATACAATTATGAGTGATATAATGAATTTAATTATAACTAAAAATCAAAGTGCATTTGATTTAACATCTAATAATTTTAATTGTTATGCAGTTCAAAATTCTGGCGTAACATATTTACAAGAGGATTTGACAGACCATACATATTTTAGGGCAATATTAGAATTATCAAATAAAGTTGAACAAACAAATTAAAAAAAATGGCATTACAAGACATGAAAATATACACATTTAACACATTAGCCCTAGGATTATCAATGACAAATATTGAAGTTACATTGAGAATTATTTTGCTAATTGCAACCATAATTTATACAATACAAAAAATTAAAAGTAAAAAACAAGATGGCAACAAAAATTAGCGAGGATACTAACGTACAACTAGATTTAAAAACAATCGGAATTATTATTGCTGGTACAATTTCACTAGCTAGTATGTGGTTTACATTACAAGGCGATATAACTGATTTACAAAATAAAATTGATAATTTTTCTGGTGATGAATTTGTACAACAAATGGAGTTTAAATTTAAAGATGAATTAATTAGAACTAACATTGTTCAAATTGATAAATTAACAGAAAACATTAAAGAGGATGTTGAGGAAAATAAAGAGGCAATAAAAGATTTAGAAGATAAAGTTTATAAAAAAAGATGAAAAAATTTATATTATGTGTGATATTTGTATTGGTTGCGGTTTGTGTTAAAGCTCAAGATTTAACATTGATGCATATTAACGCTAGTTGGAATGTATCAAATAATTTTAATTTAAGAGGCATTGAAAATGCAAAAGTAAAATTTGCATTATTAGAGGACCAGGCACCCTCATTAAGGTCTCAGATTAAATCTGTGCCAATAATTATTTTACTAGATAAAAATGGTAAACCCAGAGGCCAATGGAAAGCTGATTTAAGTTTTAAAATTACAGCTACAAAAGATGAAATACAGCAAAGAATTAATGAAATAATGCTAGAAGGCACAAAACCTAGAAGGGCAACAATAAACTAAAAATAAATTATGATTAGTAAACACATTTCTGAAAAAGAAGCTACTAAAAGTATTACAGCAATGCGATTAGGACTTGCAAATACACCAGATGGCAACATTTTATCTAATATGAAAGCGGTTGCAGAAAACATATTTGAGCCGCTTAGAAAATGGGTTGGTGGTCCAATAAAGATAAATTCTTTTTATAGGTCTGAGGCACTTAATAAAGCTATTGGCGGAGCATCAAAAAATGGTAAACAAACCTCGCAACATTGTTTTGGATATGCAATGGATATTGATGACATCTATGGCTATAAAACAAATGCTGAAATGTTTAATTATATAAAAGAAAATTTAAACTTTGATAGCATGATATGGGAGTTTGGTGATAGCACAAATCCTGACTGGGTCCATGTTAGTTATGTAAGTGATTCAGTTAATAGAAACCGCATATTAAAAGCGGTCAGAGAT